GCCATATTGCTGATGAACTTCTTGCGGTGCGGTGCTTCGCCAACATAGATTTCAATCGTCTGACCGGCTTTCTCGCCCGTGAACCGCTTAGTGCCATCCTCACGGATTGACGAATCGTAGCCGTACAAAATGAACTTGCGAAAGCCTAGCAGGTAGCCGAGGTTAATTGCCCGCAGGCCGGAAGTCGTCCCGCCGCCTACTGCAAGCCTTTTGCCTATTGCCTCGCATTCAGCGTCTTGCGACCAGGAGTGCCATAGCAACACGTGTTTGTCGGCAAGCCAGTCAAACATCACAGGCGGGCAGCGTGAGGCCACCATATAAACCGTGTGATCGTTTTTTTTCTGAATGCAATTAGTCCTGTCCCGTGGATCAAGATCAACCCACAAGTCAGGTTCTATGCCTTTGTCGCATAAAAAATCGTGTGCGCCTTTAATCGCGCAGATCGTCCTGCCCTGTTCGCGGTGCTGACGTATCTCGTCAACAAACTCAGGCATGGATGGGCCGCTCCCTACCAACACAAGTGTTCCATCGTGTCGGGCGGGAGCGGGTTGTAGCTCAGGAAGTCCCCGCGCAAGCGCAGAGCGGATGTACTCCGAATTTTCGTCAGGCGTACCAGCAGCCTGCACAGAGATTTCCAGTTTATTCATTAAGTACCTGCGATGCCCGAAGCGATGTGCGGATAGCCTGCAATGCAGGTAACAGCAGTCGCGTTAGAGATCGAAGAAGTAGCCACTAGGCCAAACACCGCGCCACCCGAAACCACAGCGTCGTCCAGCACGCCAGCAGTTGCGGTGGTGTAAAGCGGTACGTTCGGAGCAGCATTAGCAGCCAGGTTGACCAACACCTTGCCACCAAGTTGCACCCAACCGTAATAGCCGGAAGCGATTGAGGTCTGAGCGAAACCAATACGCTTGCAAGTTGCTGCAAGAGTCGTGGTCATCATTTGCGCCTTTTGGGTGTCATAGACTGCGACAGCCGCATAGGTGCTGATTTCAGACAGAGCTTGGACATACACGGCTTGGCCACCATCGGAGGTATTGACCACCGTACCGGTCGTGAATTGCGAAGTCGAATCCACGTTGGTCAGGGTACAACCCGCCACATTACTTACGCTAAACGTAGGCATTTTCGTTTCTCCTATTAAGCAATCAGCACGCCGCAAAACTGCGGGCCGCTGCTCGTCAAATTACCTGCCCAACCAATAAGCTTAACAATCATTCTGTTACTTTCAGCCTCTCGGCTTACTGACCCTTTCGGGCGGGGATGCCTCTTCGGACTTCCCTCCAGGCTTTCCTTTGTTATGGCCCGGTTCAGACTATCGCATCCGCTTTCGCGGCCCTCTCACTTAGTCGTTCACGCTGCTTTCGCTTGCGCCCTGTCGCCCGCTGCCGGGCTTCCAAGTCAATCAGAGAAGGTTTAAAGACGCCATTAGTGCAAAGTAGGTTTAGCGTCTTGGTTCACAGCTTGGCGTTCACCACCGATAGGAACAAAGTTCCGGTCAGCGTGCGGACGGAACATCAGGTACTTGGTGTTCAGGAAGAACATATGGTTAGCGGTTGCAGAAGAACCGATACCACCGTCAAGCACCACGTCCGAAGCCATACCCGCGCCAAAGTATTTCAGCGAGGCAAAGCCTGCACCAGCCATCGACGAACCGCTGTCGGTAATCCGCTGAATCGACTGAAGCGATTGCAGGTACAGACGATAGTAGTTGTTGTCGGCCACGATCAGGTCAGGCTTGTCCGTACCCCGGATCAACTGAACCGCAACGCTGTCCATGTACTGCTGAATGTTGCTTGCAGTAACAGCAGCACCGCCGTTAGTCACGCCGGAGTAAGACACCGAGCGCCAAAACGTCCAGGTCGCACGATCAATACCGCCGTAAGTACCGGTGGCCGGGCTATCAGGCACAGCAGCGCCCAAGCCGGTCAGGTTCTTACCTGCGTTACCAGTGCCGTCAAGGTACAGGTCGCCGCTGATACGGTTGGCGATCTGAGCCTCGGCAACAGCCATACGGCCATCGAGCAAGTCGATGATCGCTTCCTTGCCGCTGTTCTGAATCATCTCAAGGCCGCTGATCGAAACTGCCGAAGCGTACTGAGTGATAGAGAACTGCGCCGCAGAGATCGGGCTGTTTTGGGACACGTTCAACACTTCATAGCCGCTATAGCTGTTGGTGTTGTTGGTGGCCGTGTCGTTGTACATAATCTCTTGCAAGATCACGTTACCGCCGGAGACGGTTTTAACGTTTCCACGTTCCTTCAGTCGGCGCAAGAGGGCGTTGTTGTTTGTTACGTTGTCAGCGAGTTCACCAGTACGACTTTGGATGTTGGTCGCAATGATATCGCTGATAGAACTATTGGCGAAAGCCATTATATTCTCCTATCAGTTTTTAGAGTCGATCCGCTACGTTGTCGAATTGTTCGGCAAGCATGGATCGTCGATCTTGCGCTTTGGTAGCCGTTGTCGCACCGGGTGCGGCGCTTCTGACACTAACCGCTGCCGCTCTAGCTTTCTTCGCAGCTTGATTCGCTGCTACCTTTTGCTGAGTCTCAACTTGAGCTTGTCGGCCCTGCTGAACTTGCTGATAAAGGTTGTCGTCTAGGCGTATTGCTTTTTCATACGCTTCTTCCAATGTAGCCGCCACACCGCTTTGCAGCAGCGAAATCATTGTCGGTCGCGCTTCTTCGAAATGCTCAGCCCGCATAGCAAAATTGTTGATCTCGCCTAGCAATGACTGATTCTGCACTTGCTCTTGTTCTTCCTTCCAACTCATCACCTCACCACGAACCCGATTGAGTTCCTGCTGTAGTGCTGAGATTGTTGGATCGACAGTCGCCTGTTGTTGCAGTTGACTACCATCACCAAAATTCACACCATACTGCTGAGCGAGACGCAAGAAAAGTTGTTGCTTTTGCTGCGGGTCGCTGTAACGCAAAGCATGGTCTGCTTCCATTAGTGCTTTAACGGCTTTTGGCCCATCAATCCCCAGTCCACGGATTGTGTCCATGTATGGGTTCATTACCTCTTGATACTGATCTGCAAACTTAGCTTTTTCCATCAGGGGTTGAACCCCTGCTTTCATCTGTTCTTCGCGCTGCCAGGCATATTCCTTCAGCCTATCGTCGGCAGTCTGCCATGCGTCGTGATAATCCTTTTTCCATGACGCGGGAGGGCGCTTCCACACCGGCTCTTCAGCGGGCTGCTCTGCCTGCTGAACCATCGTTTGTTCGGGTTCTCGGGGCGCAAACTTGCCTTCCGTATCTCGCGGCACATCCTCACGAGGCATCTCGCCTGGCGGGGCATTAACGGCTTGGTCGAATTGCGCTTCAAGCATTTCCCTGCGTGTATCTTCAACCGGCACTATTGCGTTCAGATCGGACATTTATCTCTCCCTGTGGGGGTTGCGGGTAAATCGTGCGTCGTCGCGCAGTTTGTTCAAAATCTTGTTTGCTTCTGCGTGCGTAACATTTGACAGTTGCTGCCTCAAGACTTCCCTGCGGTTATCTTTAACCGGCGCAACTTTCGTTTCCATCTTTTCGTTTCCGACTTCGATGCAGCCATGCGCTTGCAGGTGTTCCCTGTGTCGGCTGCGGCTCGTAATCATCGAGCCGTCAACCATCGACTGATACGGCTGAATGTCGGGCATGATGTGATGCACAGCAGTCGGTTGATACTCACCAACCTCTATTGCCTCACCGTCTACATAAATCCAACGTTTTCTCATAGAAGTAACAGAATTTCCTCGTCGTCAATTTCTACGTGCTGATGCCATATCTGTTCAGCATTCTTAAGATCAGCAATCAATTTATCAAAATTAAGATTACTTGTCAAAATCTGTTGTTTGGTTATGTAATTCAGCGGCTCGACAACTTCGGGGATATCTTCCTTGCCCTCAACAATTCTTTCATACAAGGCAAGCACTTCCCGGCGACGTTCCTCCCGTACCGCCTTTTCCCTTGCAAAGCGATCTTTCAGTTTGTCGCCATCATGGGTATCGAATTCGACAAGAACCGGGACGTAATCCCATGTCGCGTCATCCCATGTGCCGCTGTCCCAAACGCCGTTCATGTTGCGATTTCAACTCCCACCGCTTTACCATCCGGCCCACGGATAATCCGTTTCGGTGCAGACATGACGTTAAGCAAACTTTCAATCTTGCTCGACGTTTGATCGTGCAAAGCCGCCATATCTTGCTGCATTTTTTCGACGTTTTGCAGCGCCATCTGCACGCCATTACCTAGCTCAGCAGTCATTCGATCTGCCGAGGCGTTAGCAGCCTCAAGCAACGGTATATCCACGCCAGGATTAGCCCCAATCCTTGCCACGGTAACTTTTGTTGCTGCATCAAGCTCAGTTTTCCACCGGTTGTATTGTTCTTCCATCGCAGCTTTCTGACGGTCAAACTCCATTTTCTGAGCGTCCATCTGAGCACGCATCTGCTCGACCTCGACCTCGCGTTGCGTCTTAGCTTGCTCAAGCTGCAACTTTGCTTGATCCATCTGCATTTGCGCTTGCAACTTAGCTTGCTCGATCTGCATCTGAGCTTGCATCTTGGCCTGTTCAAGTTGCCCGTCAGCTTGCATCTTGCCTTGCGCCATCTGTTGTTCTGCTTGCATCTTCATCATTTCGGGGTTTGGCTGCGGCTCTACAGGGGGCTTGTTGACTAGCTTGTTAATCGACTGGTCAATTGCACCTTCAATCTGCCTTGCACCCTTAAATGCACCCACGCCAAACTTCAGCAGCTCGCCAATCATCGGGATCATCTCCGGTGCTTGCTGACCTAACGGCAAGGCTTCGCGCAGGAATGAGCCAAACGCTTGCAGAAACTCGCCGCGCTCTTGCTTCATCTTCTGTTCGTCAAGCTGCACGAGGGAGTCAGCAGCAACTTCGACGCGGAAGTTCCGCAGCGGGTTGTCTTTAAGCAATGCAAGTGCTTGAGGGATCAACTGTTGATCTTCGGGCTGCATCTGATCGGCTGCGGCAAACATTACAATGGTTTGCGGTTGAAACTTGGTGCAGATTACCTGCGCCTTCAGCCGTAACAAGCCGGTCGCAAACAGCGCCACATCTTCCTGCATCGAGCGCAACCGGATTGAGGCGTATTGCCCCTTAATCTGCTGTGCAGTAGCCGTCTCGGAGGCAAACGACGATCCACGGATAATGTCCGACAGACCTGTGATTTCGTATATCTGATTCTTGATCTCAGTCCGGGCTTGATAGCATTGGATCAACGTCTGAGCAATCATGTCGATAGGCAGGAAGTCGATAGCGCCCTTCAAGCCGCCCTTCTCGCCAAACGCCATCCAAGTATCAACCGGCAACAGAGCGTTGTTCTCGCCCTCGGTCATCAGTCGCTGCAAAGCGGGTTGAGAAGCGTCATACACGCCCCTGACACGCAAAGCCTTGACCAAACCATCTATGCGGTCAGACAGGATATCAAGCTCGTTAGCCTGATCCTGGTACAGCACAAAGTCAGCCACCGGAACAAGGGTGTCGCTCGTCATGGTGGCATAGAGCGGTTGCGGGCAGGGGAAGAATCCCTCTAGTTCTAGCGGATCGTCGCGCTCATCAATGATGTTGGGCATCGACTTGCTGAACCAATAAACTTTGCCCGTTTCTTTGTCCCAATATTCACAAATCTTTGCGCGAGTGTGTTCCTTAGTGCTTTGACCGTATTGCTTGAGGGTGTCAGGGCCTGCGTCGAAAGGAATCTTGTTGCCAACTTCCTCGCCGAAACGTTCAATCAACGCCTCGCGGGTCATGTATACCCACCGCCACACAGCCGTTACTTCTTCCCATGTGCGAGCTACCGAATGACCGAAATCCTTCCAATGCACATAGTCAATGGGGGCGCATTCGTACTCGATTTCTTCCATTGGCTCTTCACCTGCAAGAGCGTCATCGTGTGCGCCGGGTTCGGGTTCGTCAATGTCCTCGGTTACTTCTAACCCATCCTCGGGCATATCAACCGCGTTGACGTGCGGCTCATAGCGCACCCAAGCAGTCCCGCGGCCACCGAGGAAACGATCCTCGACTGCGTGCTTCATGGTTGCGCGGAAATCGGGATAGTGCTCGATCTCGAAATCTAGCGCCCGTTCTATCAGCAACGACGCAACCCGTCCCACTTGGTCGTTATCACCGAAACGACGCGACACATCAGCTTTCGGGAGACGCGCATAAACAGCAGGAATCAACGTCTGAACGTTGCTCCATAGAATGTTGAACTTGGCAGTTTCGTTGGTGTTTTGACTGCGGTTATCGTCGCGGTAACGCTTGATGATCTTCTGAGCGCGGGCTTCCCACTTCTTGAAGTCGTTGTCGTAAGCCGTTACGTTGTGCATCAGCTTTTGCAAGCCTGTGCTTTGCTCTTCGCTCATTTGTTTCGCTCCGAGATTGCATGAGCCTTGGCGCGGGCATCCTCTTTACTTGATGCACCCCACGCTTTTAAAGCCAATGCCAATCGAGTGGGACTGCCGTTCTTTTCCATTGGGCCAGGCATATTGCCCATCCTTGCCAAGAATGAAGCGCGACGCGGGTTATCACCTGACTTGACCGGCGGCTTTAATGTGCCGCCCGTCTCAGCTTTGTACGAAGCACGCCCCTTGGCGTTTAAGCCACCCTCGGGATTCTTGCCTTCGCTACGCGTCCACGCTGCGCTCATTTTTTCTCCGGCTTTGCAGTCTTAGCTGATTCGCGGAAGTCTTTAGCAGTCGGCGCACCGGGGTCGCCGGGCTTACGCATCTTCTCGCCACTACCGGCTTTGATCCGCTCCTGCTTTGCTAGGATATTGGCGTACAAACCGGGCTTGTTCATTAGCTGAATATCCCGACGGCCATTACTTCAACGCCTGCGCCGGTAGTGACTTTCCACGCACCATCTGCACTCACAGCATTGATCTCGATGTTGTAGACGTTGATACCCGTACCTGCGCTCGCAGGCAGTACGGTGTGCGTCAGGATGCCCGTTCCCGAACCATCAACGATAACAACGTTGCCTGATGCTGCGGTGGTTACGGTACAAATCAGCCTGTGCAGATAGTCGCCTTTAGCGCCTGTTGGCCCTAATACTTGCGCGGTTTGACCTGCTGCAACGTACTCATAAAAATAACGATACGGATAAGAAACGCCACTCATATTCGTGCTCCTTTGGTTTTAGTAGTTGCCCACATGTCGTTCAGGGTAACCGTGTTCGTCGGGCCTACCATCAGAGGCTTCTCTCTATCCGGCGCTCTGAATACCGGTTCATTCTTCCAACTAATCGCCATCATACGAAAAGCATCAGCAGGGTGGCTAGTCCAATCGTGCCTCGGTGTCTGCCTGAATGCCTTTTTGTCCTCGTCGTACTCACGTTGGTATTGCTTTAACGCCTCAATGCCCTCGTAACACTTGTTGTCGAACCAAGTCGTCGGGATCATCTTCCTTACCGCTTGGATGCCGTCCTGTACGCTGAGATCAGGAACGATGCTAAGTGTCCCAAGCCCCAAGTGCTGTGCAAGCTGCTCGATAATGCTCTTTCCTCCGCTTGCAAGGGTCTTAGCCTTTGCGTCGTGCGGTAGGTAGTGCTTGCCGTAGCGGTAGCCTCGGTCGGTAATGACTTGAGCAAGTTCCTCGATATTCGCGCCCGATACCGAGTAGAAGTCGATAACATGGATTTCTCCCCGAACGACCTGATACCACCATATAGCTGTGTCGTCCCGATAGCCCAAGTCCCAAGCGGTATGCACCGGCACAACGGGCTCGACAGCAATATTTGTGATGCGCCCTTGTTCTTCGGCTTCCCTGAGTTCTGTGCCGTAAAAAGAGCCGAGGATTGAGGCTTCAAACGAAGTCTCCATCTCTTGCAGATACTGATCCTCGGTTAATTGCGCCCTAGCTGCTTTGAGTTCAGAGGGAGGTAGCAGCCCCGACGAAGAGGCGGGCAAGCGCAGCAAGAACCATTCAGCAGGGTTTTGCCTAGCTGTCTCGTAGATGTTCCAAAACTGATTCTTTCCTTTAGGCGTGCCCCCGAAAACACACCATCCCTGCTTGTCAGAGAGGGCGGGTCTTATGACATTACCCCATACGCTAGGCTTGAAGTCTCCATACTCGTCCAGGTATATCCCGTCGAAGCCCAAACCCCGCATAGCGTCGGCATTGTCAGCACCAAACAGCCTAATTTTCGCCCCGTTCATCAGGGTAACTGTTAGTTCGGCCTCGTTACTGTCCAAGATGATCGGTTGAGCAAAGTTCTTCAGATAGTCCCAAACCACGCTTTTAGCCTGGCTGCGGTACGGTGCGACATAGCCAAACAACGGGAAAGCGCTCTTACAAGTAGCTGCTGCACGAATTACGTCATTGATAGCTGCGACCGTCTTACCTGCTCGCCGATGCGCTACGAGACAGCCCCACCGCTGCGTCCTTGCATGGAACGGTAGGAATGCGTGTCTCGGCGCATAAGGAAGGATTATTTCGGATCGGCCCATCGGATCGTCAACTCTTGTGGCCCACCCTCCGGCCCTGTGTTTTCATGCCGCTGCGTCTCAGCCCACCGCATTTGCGCCTTAGTCCACCAAATCAGCGCCGTGGTATCGCCGGACTGCGCCTTG